AATCGACGGCCACGACCCAGACATCTGGTCCGAGTATGAGGTCGTCTCGAAGTTCCCGGCAGAGAACAGCCGGACAGTGAGGTAGACGGTTGTCCCGTCCCAGACCAGCACCCCATCGATGCGAACCCGAGTCCCCGCCACGTAGCCCGCGCTCGTCTTCGCCAGCGCCGCGCCACCCGACTCGTCGAACAGTTTGATCTTGCCGTCGGAGGTGTGAATCCGCAGCGACAGCATGTCGTCGGTGAGCGGATCTTGAATCTTCAGGATGTTCTCGTTGCCAGACACGGGAATGGTCAGGTCGTCGAAGTAGACGGAGAAGTCGGCTAGGGTCCGGTTGTCGAACGTGTAGCCGACCGTTCCGCCTGTCCCGGACGTCGCGCCCATGTCGCCGTGGACCTTGCCGGCGGCGCTGTACTTCGGGGAGCCGCCCACATGCGTGACGCCGTACAGGTCCGCCACGATGGCGGCGCCGTCAACGCCTTCCTCGTAGTCGTAGGTGAACGTCTCGACCTCGCCAGGCGTGTCGTAGTCGCTGCCCGCAAGGATCGAGTCTTCGGCCTGGTCGAACCCGAACCTGACCGCCCGCGCCCCGCCCGGCTGTGTGTCCGTGAACGACGTCGCGCCCTTGATCAGCACCGGGATCGTTTCACGCGGGAACGCCAACATCAGCGTCGACCCGACACGCTTGCGGAGCTTCATGAACGACTCGTGCCACTCGTTCGCGGTCTTCCCGAAGATGTCGATGAACCGACCCGAGACGCTGTCCGACGAGTAGCCGGACTGCGCCTGCACGACCCGCCGTGCCGACTTTCCGTCCGTCGAGTAGTACGTCGTCCCGATCTCCGGCATCTCAACGCTCGGCGCGTTGCGGTCGACCATGAACACGTACTCGCCGTCTTCAGGGTCGGCGAGGAAGATGCCGCCAGGCGAGGCGTTGTAGAGCACCGGGTCGGAGCGAGTTGACCCGCGGTTGTTCGTCGCCGCCTGCACCCGATACTCCAGCAGCGTGTACCCCGGCGCAGAGTAGTCAACCCACTGATAGTGATACGTGCCTTCTTCGTCGACCTCGACCAACACGTCCTCCGCCTCGAGGCGACCGGAGACGTTCTTGCCTTTGTCGCCGAGGTTCGCCGTACGACGCACCCGGAAGTCGACCTGCGAACGGTACGTCCACCGAACCGCCGGCCACGGCGCCATGTCGTCGACCTGCGTGACGGTGACTTCCTCCGGCGCTGGAACCGTAGCGTCCTCGCCGACACTCCAGGTGCCCTGGACGGTCAGGTATGCGGGTGCGCCGGGGATATCCTCTCGGTTGTGGTCGTCCCACAGGTAGAGCGTGTCTACCCATGAAGCGTCGTAGTTCCTGACCTCGTACTCCGAATAGGCAGACGTGACCGCAGAGTTGACCTTGTGGGTATCGCCGACGAACAGAGACGCATCCGCGAGCGGGGCACGGGTGAGCTGGTAGGCGGTCTGTGTGTGACCGGACCACTCCCACACGCGCAGCGGGTTCGACGACGGGTCGACCGGATCGATGACGCACGTCGCCGTCCCCAGCGGGTCGTACAGCGTCTCCGCAGGGTCGGACCACTCGCCCCAGCCCGCGTCGGACTTGAGCCGGGTCCGCCACCAACGATGCGCCAGGAAGCCGGGCAGCGCAAACCCGACGGTCAGCACGGTTGTCGTCGCTGTCCCGGTCGCGTTGACTGTCATCGTCACCGACGTGGAGGAGTTGCGGGTCAGAATCCGCGCACCGGCCGGAATGTTCGTCCCGGAGATAGCCGTGCCCTCATCGAGAGTCGCGAAGGCGCCCGTAGCCGAGGTGACCGTCGGGGAGCCGTTCGTCGTATTCCCGTCAGCGGCAGTCACGCGCACCAGCGCCGTCATGTCAAAGTCAGGACTAGAGACGGGCAGCTCGTCGTCAGAAAGGATGTTGGTGTCAGCCTGCGCGTTCGCGAGGCTCCCGTACCACTTGACCTCCATCGCAGTCAGCGCAACGTCAGCCAGATCGACCGCGTAGTCGAGCACCCGCAACGTCGCCGCAGACGCACTGATACCACGGCCACCGGACGGCGACAGACTCGTCGGCTTCGGCGGCACCGAACCCCAAGACACCGTCTGCGTCGGCGCATAGTCGCGACTCTGAAACGACCCGATGACAGCATCGCCGGCCAGAGTCTCGATGCCGAACCCGCGCCACTCCAAGCCCAACGCCATCAAGCTCGTCGCGTCGAAGTCGATGCTGTCACCCGCCGACAATGCACCCAGGACGCCCGTCAGGACAGGCGTACCTATCAGCGCAGGCTTCGTCGCGTCCGTGACCTTCGACGGCTGCCAGTCCTCCGCGATCAGCGACAGCGACAGCGACAGCCCTGCGTCGACGTCGTACGGCACATAGACAGAGAAGATGTACGACGTGGGGGACGTGAACTCCGGGTAGCCCTTCGGCGGCTTCGCCAGGTACAGCGTGTCCTCGTTGAGCACCGCCTGATCCAGCGCAACATCCTTCGGAATGTCATCGCCAACCGTCGTGTACGTGTCGACGCCCTGCTGCGTCATTGTGAGCGTCATGTGGTCCGCGTCCTGCTCTTGTCCCAGCCGGCACGCTGCCGAACCTCTTGGCGGGCGAGGCCACGGATGAACGCCTTGCCCGACTCGTCAATGGAAAGCTGCCCCGTGATCTCGAGCGGACCGTCTGCGCCGAACCCACGGTCGAGCGCCCGCTCGAAGGCGATGGTCTGCCGGTTCGACAACACCCGCTCAGGCGCCGGCCCTTTCGGCATCCAACCCGGCCCACGGGCGAGCCCACCGAAGTCGAACCCAGCTAGGTGCATCATGCCGGTGAACCCGCCGTCGTTCGCGCCGCGTGCGCTCGAACCCATCCGCACACCGACGCCGCCGGCAGACTCAACGTTGACGCCGCCGAGCGTGCCCGCCGTGTGCCCGATACCGGAGCCGCCATAGTTGGTGGTCCAGCCGAGCGAGAAGTTACCCGGCCCCGGAAGGAACCCAGCCCACGGCATCGACGACGTCGCACCAAGGCGGAAGTACGGGTTCGACGCGCCGCGCAGCACGTTCGTCAGGACGGACATCAGGCCCGAGCAGTCGTATCCGCTAGGACCGACGCCGCCCCACAGGTACGGCTTCCCTACCTGCGTCTGCATCCACGCGAGGCCCCGGTCGATACCGGCGTTGCCCGTCAAGCCCTTGAACGCCCCGCCGCCGAGGCCCGCAGGAGGTCTCAGATCGCCCACAATGCCGTCCAGGGCGCGTGTCATCCCCGCGCCGAGGAGTGCGGCCATTCGCGCGGCGATGCGGTCCGCTATGGACGCTGTGACCCGCGCGCCCGACGAGTTAACCACCGAGTCGACCACGAGCCCGCCGTCGGCGAACTTCGGGATGATCGTCGCCCGGCCCTGGTTCAGCATGTGCATGTTCCCGACGCCCTCACGGGCCACCGTCGACGCCTTCTGCACGAACTCGCCGTGCGACAGGCGCGCCAGGATCGAGTCAGACGTGCCCGTACCCGCACCCTGGATCAGGCCACCGGAGGCGAACCCGCCGAGCTGCGCGGAAACCTTCGCGACCTGCGCCGCAGACGGCACCGAGAACGACCCCGACACGGTGACGTGACGGTCGTCGATACCTCGCAGGTAGGCGTTGACGTCGTCGCGGAACCCAGCGAACGCCCTCTTGGCGTCGTCGAGTTTCCCGCCGAGTCCCGGAATCCACCCGAAGGCGAAGTCGGCCGCGTCGAGGATCTTCTCAGCCATTCCGAGGAACAGGTCGACGATGTCCGCGACACCGTTACGAACGATGAACACCAGCCCGTCCCATGCGCGTGTCGCCACATCGGTGACCGCTGACCACAGACCCGACCAAGCAAGCTCAATCAGTTCCACCGCCACCGACAGCCCCGCCATGATGCTGTTCCAAAGCTGCCCGACGATCCCGCCGAGGATGTCTTTCACGCCCGACGCGATCTGCTTCATCGCATCCCACATGCCCGACCAGTCGCCGGTGAACAGCGCCGTGAAGAAGTCGAAGATCCCGCCGAGCACTGTGAACACGCCCTTGACGACCTGCACGATGTTCGCGAACGTGCCCTTCGCGTAGTTGGTGATCGTCTCCCCGAAGTGCTTCCAGATGAACGTCAGGACAGCCAGGTCGACCTTGAAGAAGGCGACAAGGAACTTCCCGAGACTCTCGAACCCGTTCATGATTGCGTCTAGGGTCGGCTTGATCTGCGGCCACATCGAAACGAAGTAGTCGACGACCGACTTCACGACCGGAAGTGCCGCCTGGACGAACGTCACGACGCCGGCCTTCAGAACCTCGAAGCCTTCGCTGAGTTTCGACGTGCCGTCAGTGCCCGACTGGAACCAGCCGACGACATCCTTGATAGCGGGGATCACGCGACTCTGGACGAAGCCGGCGAAGTCGTACAGCGCCGGGACGATGTCTTCGACGAAGATGGTCTGTAACTTGTCGAGCACCGGCAGCAGCGCCGTGCCGACGGACTCCTTCAGGTTGTCAAACGCGACCTTCGCCTTCTCGCCAGCGGTCGCCTGCGCCGCGGCGGACCCGCCGAACTCGGTCCCGAGTTCACGCAGGATGATCTTCTGCGCCTTCATCGTGTCGCCGGACTTGACGAGCTGCGTTATCTGCTTCTTCTGGCCCTCGGTGAACGTCACGCCCACCCGAGACAGGGCCGTGATGCCCTTGATGGGGTCGTTCAGCGCCTTACCGACCTGCACCGCCGACGACTTCAGCGACTGACCCATGCCCACCGACAGGTCCGTGATGGTCTGGGTGGCACGGGAGAAGATGCTGTTTCCCTTGCCGGTTTCGTTGTGAATGTTCTTGAACGTCAGCAGCAGGTTTGAGCCCGACTGGATCGCCTCGTCGTCGATGCCCGTCTTCGCCGAGATGGCGTTAGCGAGGTCCCCGATCTGCTTCGTAGTGACCTTGGCGACGCCGCCCGTGGACTTGATGACCGCGGCCGTCTGTGCGCTGACCTTCTGCGCCTCGCGTGCCTCCTCGATGGCGCCCTTCAGGAACGTCCCAGCCCCCGCAACAGCAAAGACGCCCGCCAACGGGGCAGCGATACCTCGTATCGCTCCACCGAAGGCGGACGCAAACTTGCTGCCGTGAGTCTTACCGGCAGTCTCCGACTCCTTGACCACCGACGACGAGTGCATGCCAGCGCGGATGTCCGGCCCGAACGCCTTCGTGTTCAGGCGTGCATCGACGAAGACGCTAGCGAGCGACGTCACGACGCGGCCCCCGTAACGGAAGCCAACCCACGACCAGCGGGCACGCCAAACGGCGCGTCTAGCCAGTCGTCGAGGGCATAGCGGCGCATCTGGGCCTCCACATCGCGGCGTTTGGCGCCCGCTGTGAGCATGGCCGGCACACTGACACGGTCAGCGGCATCGGCTTGCTCAGCCAGCCAAGCGTAGGCGGTATTCAGCAGGATTCGAACCGGCCAGTCGACTAGACGGCCACGTCCATTCCCGCTGCGATCTCCCGCCGTCCCAGTGGAGTGTCCTGCCAGTCCTCGAAGGACGAGACAGCCTTCAAACTCGCCCCAGTTGTCGACGACCCACCCGACGAGTCGGAGGGCCGCTCCGTAGGGCGCCCACTCTGTGCCTCGAGAACCGCCTTCACGATGCTCATCAACAGCTCAGTGTCGAGCCGCTTCTTCGTCGCCAACGCCATGAACCGCTCAACGTCATCCTCGACGACACACTGACCGACCACGTCGACGAGAGCAGCCAAGCCCTCCATCTCCGACGTGTCCGCGCCCGACGTTGCCGCCTTCGCGAACATGCCGAGCGGGATGATGCCGACATGGTCGGCCACCGTGAACGTCTCGCCGCACAGCGTGAACGTGTCTGGTTCGCGGTCCGGGTCAGCCTCGCGGGCAGCGACCTCGAACTCACCCAGCGACGCCATCACGCACCGAGCCTGGCAGTGCCGGCCGAGTAGTACGCGAACGGAGCACCGGACGACGGCTGCTCAATGGAGAACTCACACGCAATCGACGCGTTGTCTGCACCCTTGCGCCGCGGGATCGTCACCTGGCCCGTGTTGAAGGACTGGTAGATGAACAGCCGCTCCGTTGAGTCCTGCGACTCCCAACCGATCATGAGGCGCGTCTCAGCGCCGGTCGTCGGCGGGACGTACTTCGTGGACAGGGTCGTCGTCGAGCCGGACTCGGTCGACAGCGTGCCGCCGTTGAACGCCCGCTTGATGTTCGACGCCGTCACCGACGACAACGCGAACGAGATCGAGCCGGTACGACCCGACGTCTTGTACTGCAACGGGTCGACGAACTCGGCGACCGTGATTGGCTCAGTGGTGGTCTGGAAGCTGAAGACGTTCCCCTCCTCGGTCGCACCGAGCGGCACCCAGGCGGCGACGGTCGACCATGCCACGGAGAAGACTGACGCGGCGACGGTCGACGCGGGCTCGGCGGTACCGAGCGGCGCAGCCCAGAGATATCCGGGGTCGGTCGCGAGGTTCGGAACAGCGACGGTAAATGACGGCATGGTGCATCTCCTTCAGTGGCGGGGCGGGTTAAAGCTGGCGTTGCTTGGTTGCGGCGGGTCGTGCGATTCAGATTCGGCGGTTCTTGAGCGCGGCAGGTCGCAGGAACGGGCGGGGTGAATGTTCTGACGTTCCTAGTTCGACGAACATCCCGTAGAAGTGGTCGTCGTCCCATGAGACTCGGACGATTGGCCCGTCTAGCGTGTCCTCGACCTCGTAGTCGATGGATTCGGCCATCGCTCCGGTGTCGCGAGGAGCGTTCTGGCGTGCGTCGTTAGCGATTTTGGAACCCATGATGGTCATGATGTTGCGGGCGTCGGAGGAGTGGAGCCACGCCGCGACCCCAGCCGCATTCATGTCCAACCGGACGGTCGTCACTTCGGAGGTGGACCTGCTGCGGGTGTCGGTTCGGCCTGTGCGGTCTCGGCAGCTTTCGTTCCCTCGCGGGAGACGCCGTCCTGCCAGCCGTACTTCTCGACGTGCTCGTCGGGTACGACGTCACCGGGGTTGAACGCGCGAGCGAATCCCACGAACAGCGGGGCAGTCGCGATGTAGGGCTTAGCCATGTCGGCCTACTTTCATGGGGTGGTGAGCAACGGAAACGACAAGATGTAACGGGCATTGTTGGACAGGTTCGGGTCGTCGGGCGCCCAGTAGGGACCGTTGACATCGCCGTAGGTCCACACGTGGCCGTAGGCGTATGTGCCACGGATCGTCGGCAGAGCAGCGAGCACCTGACGCGCCAGCAACTCTGCCGTTGGGTCGTCTGTCGCCCAGCACTCGACTTGGAGCTCGGCCCAGTCCTGCCAGATCTCCTGCTGTGGATTCCCGCCGATACGGGTCACGCGGATAGCAGGAAGGGTCGCGTTCAGACGGGTAGCAACACGACCGCCGTGGACCGCAAGCAGATCCGTGTTGGCCTTGCACCACGTGACGAACACGCCGACCGCCGAGGGCAGAAGGGTCAGCGTCATGACGACTCGGATCGTTTCAGCAGGGCGACGACATGCGCCAACGGCTCAAAGTCCCACCGTTGCACTTCGCCGTCGACCTCGTACGTGTCGCCTGCGTAGACAGCGCGTGACGTAGCCGTGAGCGCCGACGTGCCACGCCGCCTAGCCGTCCAACGAGACACGACCGTCTCACGGTTCAAGGTGACCTCGTCGCCCTCGAGCGGCTGCACCGACCACAAGTCCTCAACCGTCTCCGACGCATCGTCCCAGTCGATGACCGGGTTACCGAAGTCATCCTCGGTTGGTGCCGGCGGCGTCAGGACCGTCACCGTATGGGGCCACATATTCACGGGAACGTCAGCTCATACAGCGGATAGAGACCCGCTGTCAGGACCGCCCCGCATGAGCAGTAGTCCGCCCCGAAATACAGGGCACACACTTCGCTGTGCCCCATGCCGACACAGCCGACGGTGTCCACGTCGAACGCGGTACCCGGCGTGATGTCCCCTTGGCACAACTCCTGCAAAGCCTCGATCTCCGACGGCCAGAAAAGGCTCTTGCGGGGCGTCCGGTTGTCGAACCCCTGCGAAACCTGCCCCACCTGATACGTCTGCACGGCGCCTGTTCCGGCGTCGTTCCACCGCAGTACGGCACTGCGAAGGATCGCCAGCGCCGCGCCCGGATACGCGAAGTCCTCGTCATTGATGCAGGGTGCGATCCGTGCCGCCAACGCCAAAGCGTCGTCGATCATGGCCTGAGCCTTCGCCGCCTCGATGGTGGCGAAGGGCTCCAGGTCAGCCGGTACGAAGACGACGGCGGTCACGGATCACACCCCCTGATTACTTCTTGTCGGACGACGCAGTGGTCGTCTTCTTGGCGGCGGCCTTCTTCTCAGCCGGCAGGGCCGCTGCCTTTGCCTTGTCGTCGCCCGCGTACTGCTCGAACAGACGCGACTTGTACCGCTCGTCCTTCGAGTCGTCCACCGACACGACCATTCCGTTCTCAACGTTGCGCCACTTGCCCATCAGG